TCTATGGTGTGCCCGGTCTTATCGACCACTTCTAACCAATGCCGAGCCTCTTACTCCTATGGGTCCTTCTTAGGACCGCCATGCAGGTGTCCGTCATACTCCTGGCCCTGATGGCTATCCTCGGCATACTCCTACAGGGAACCTAATCATGCCATGGGCAGCACTCGGTGCTGCCGCCGCATCACTTGTCGGCGGCGCTATAGCAAACAGAGGCCGCGCTGACGCGGCCGGGGCGGCTCAAGACTTCTCTGCCGCCCAAACACAAGCCCAAATGGACTTCCAAGAGAGGATGAGTAACACCGCATATCAACGCGGTATGGCAGACATGCGGCTCGCCGGTCTGAACCCAATCCTCGCATACAAACAAGGCGGCGCCTCAACCCCATCCGGAGCTGCGGCCTCCGGTGTCCGCGCCGATGTATCTGACATCGTGACCCCTGCCGTAGGCTCGGCTCTTCAAGCCAAAACGGTCATCGCCCAAACAAATCTCACAAAAGCGCAAACAAATCTCACTGCGCAAAATGCCCGCATCAAACAAAAAGAGGCCGAAAGCGTCGAGGAATACGGCCCCAAGGGCGGTATGATCACAACCATCGAACGCACAATGAGGACAATCCTCAAAAACTTCGGCATCGACTTATCAACGGCAAAAAATGCCCAACGCCAAGGCGTTACCGCAACGGAACGCCTCAACAATCCAACAAAGCCACCACCGAAACAACAGCCCGGCGAACGCCGCGAACACTGGATGACACGCATCGGCAAATGGCTTAATAAAAACTATTCACCACCAAATCGCAGGAGATAAACCATGCGCATCGAACATGCCCGCGTAACGAAGGAGTTCCATCTTCCTTCACGCGCAAAACAGTCCTTCAAGGACGAATGCGACATCAATAACATCATGTCAAAATACATGGCGAACGGTCTTATAGACCACGTGAACGAACACCAAGGCAGATACGAAAATCTGCCCGACAATGTCGAGTTCCACGACGCCATGAACCAAATCAGAGACGCAGAAGAAGCCTTCGCGTCCTTAACGTCGGCGATACGCCGTCGGTTCAATAACGACCCTGCACAATTCCTGGAATTCGTCTTAAACGAGCAAAACAGGGACGAAATCATCGCCCTCGGCCTCGGTGTCATCCCCGAGACCCCTCCGGCATCGCCTCCGCCGGATGCGGGGGACGCCCCGGAGGGCGATCCACCACCCGCATAGCGGGAAAAAGCCTCCATCCTGGAGGCGCGGGCCAGTTGATCTACTTGATCTCAACTGGCCCACTGACAGAAAGGACCTAAACCGTGGCATACCGTAAGAGGATCCCTCGCAAAAAAAGTCGTCGCCTTTTCACCAAAACGGCGAGACGGTCAAAACGTATGAACACGCGCGCCAGACCTATGCGCGGCGGTATACGCCTCTAATCCTGCCCCTCCGGTGACCCGTGAGGCAACAGGTGGGGCCACGGGGTGCCGCCACCCCCTCCAATGCTCAAAACTCCTCCAGCAAGCTGGGAGGGGTCTTCCCTCCCTTCCTTGCTTCCTTCCTTCCTTCCAACGGGCGGAACGCCCGTAAACCACTGTAAACAAAGGGTAATGCTGTGACATGCTACCACCCGCTTCAAGGCTACCGCTCAAAAGAAACCGGTCCAACAGGAAAACGCCGTGTCGTGTTCAACCCGAACCACGGCTACCGCGACCTCCCAGTCACCCTAAAATGCGGTCAATGTGACGGATGTCGTCTCGACTACTCCCGCCAATGGGCAATCAGAATATCCCACGAGGCACAAATGCACGCTCAGAATTCATTCATAACGCTGACTTACGCCGACAAATACCTCCCGTCTAACGGATCTCTCGACCTCCGTCACTTCCAACTCTTCATGAAGCGTCTTCGCTTCGATCAATCCCATTCAATCCGGTTCTTCCACTGCGGGGAATACGGCACCAAACATCGCCGTCCACATTACCACGCCTGCCTCTTCGGAATATCGTTCAATGACCGGTATCTCTTCAAACCGGCTACCCGAAAGACAGAACCTCTCTACCGCTCCCCGACCCTCGAAAATCTATGGACATACGGCCATTCCTCGGTCGGGAACCTAACCTTCAAATCCGCCGCGTACGTCGCGCGATATATCCTTAAAAAAATAACCGGCGAACAAGCCGAAAACTATTACACTCGGATCGACCCGGAAACGGGCGAAATCACACAGTTAAAACCCGAGTACACTACCATGAGCCGCCGTCCAGGCCTCGGCTCCAAATGGCTAAAAACCTACGGTCCTGATGTCTACCCCTCCGACGAAATAATCTTCGGCGGCAAACGATACGGCAAACCCCCGCGCTACTATGACAAACAATATGAATTGACATATCCATCCGACTTCGCAAAAATTCATCGATCGCGGGTCCTGGCCGGTAAATGTCACCCGGAGGATAACACTCCGGCCCGGCTCAGGGTCCGCGAGGCGGTACAACGAGCACGGATGACCAAACTTAATCGCTCATATGAGGATGACCACTAATGATCTTAAAGATCTTTTCCGTCTACGACAGCGCCGCCGGCGCTTATCTTCAACCCTTCTTCTTCGCATCCGCCGGACAGGCCATACGGGCCTTCTCGGACATGGCGAACGATCCTGCCTCATCCCTTCATCGGCACGCTGCCGACTATACCCTCTTCGAACTCGGCTCCTGGGATGACGAAAACGCTATGCTCCTCATCGAAAAACACATCAACCTCGGCAAAGCCTTGGAATTCAAGGCGCCCGAGCTCCCCCACATCGAGGTCGTCAAATGAACATGCCATCTGTGATGTCTCATCAATTCTCGCAGGTTCCTTCTGCCGAGATCCCGCGATCCTCCTTCAACCGGAGCCACGGCTACAAAACGACTTTCAACGCGGGCTTCCTGGTTCCTATGTTCATGGACGAGGCACTTCCCGGCGACACCTTCAATCTGCGAATGACCGGGTTCTCCCGGCTCGCGACGCCACTTCACCCAATAATGGACAATATGTTCATGGCGTCCTTCTTCTTCGCCGTCCCTCTACGCTTAATCTGGGACAACTGGGAGAAATTCAACGGTGCCCAAGACAATCCCGGCGACAGCACGGACTTCCTCGTACCTACAATGGCCGCCCCCGTGGGCGGCTACCAGGCAAACACCCTATCCGATTACATGGGTCTGCCCACCGAAGTCGCAAACTTCGAACACTCGGCACTCTGGCACCGTGCCTACAACCTTATCTACAATGAGTGGTTCCGTGACGAAAACTTACAGGACAGCGTGGTCGTCGATAAGGGCGATGGCCCTGACGATCCCGATAATTACGTCCTCCTGCGCCGTGGAAAGCGTCACGACTATTTCACATCCTCGCTTCCATTTCCTCAGAAAGGTCCCTCTGTGCAGCTGCCCCTCGGTGAAAAAGCTCCCATCACCGGTATCGGAAAAACCACCCAAAGCTACTCAGCTGCCAACCCTCCTGTCTACGAAACCGGCGGATCCGGGGTCATAACGACCTACGCAGCGGCTCAACAAATTGGCGTCGCTGACGCCGAGCCCGATGCATCCTTCTATGGAGCAGAGGACCCGGACAACACCGGGTTCCCCGGTATCTACGCCGACCTTACTCAGGCGACCGCCGCAACAATAAATCAACTAAGACAGGCATTCCAAATTCAAAAGCTCTTTGAGCGTGACGCCCGAGGCGGTACTCGTTACACCGAGATCATCCGCTCACATTTCGGCGTCACATCTCCTGACATGAGGCTACAGCGCCCCGAGTACCTCGGCGGGGGTCAGACCCCCGTCAATATCTCTCCTATCCCTCAAACCTCGGAAACGGACCTCACAGGACCGGACGCATCACCTCAAGGCAATCTTGCCGCGATCGGCACTGCCGTGTTGTCAAATCACGGCTTTACAAAATCCTTCACCGAACACTGCATAATCCTCGGACTGGTCGCAGTTCGCGCCGACCTCAACTATCAACAGGGCCTCAATCGAATGTTCGCGCGGTCAACGCGCTTCGACTTCTACTGGCCCGCTCTCTCTCACCTCGGCGAACAAACCGTCCTGAACTCAGAAATCTTTATGCAAGACACTGCCGCAGACGATCTTGTCTTCGGCTATCAGGAACGCTTCGCCGAATATCGCTACAAACCATCAATGATCACCGGCGAGTTCCGATCGAACTTCGCACAATCCCTCGATACCTGGCACCTGGCCCAAGACTTCGCAGACCTTCCCGTTCTTAACGAGGAATTCATCGTCGAAGATCCACCCGTCGACCGCGTAATAGCGGTTCAAGACGAACCACACTTTCTCTTCGACAGCTACTTCCAACTGCGCTGCGCCAGGCCCATGCCTCTCTATGGTGTGCCCGGTCTTATCGACCACTTCTAACCAATGCCGAGCCTCTTACTCCTATGGGTCCTTCTTAGGACCGCCATGCAGGTGTCCGTCATACTCCTGGCCCTGATGGCTATCCTCGGCATACTCCTACAGGGAACCT